TCCTAGTTTATTAATTGCACCATTAAGATAAAATTGTCCATATTTTTTAAGTCCTTTAAGTGCTATGAAAAATTTAGAAAGTGCCGTATGAATTTTAGATATTTGAGAACTTCCGCATGGATCTGCTAAATCCCTTTCAGTATTAATAACTTGCATTACTGCATTATAATGTACTGATGCTCCAAACAGTTCACCACAAGAAACACCTTCAAGTGCTGTACCTTTAGCACCTGTCTCATTTGCACTACTACAAGGATATAATTTTTCTAATTTTTCTTTAGCAGCATTAAATTGTTTTACTGCATTATCATATTTTTGTCTTTCTTCCTCAGTTAAATCTCCATCTCGTTCTAATGCACTTAATTCTTCAATAATCGCCTTTGCTTGATTAGCTTTATTAATTTGTTCTGTAGTTTGCCTATCTTTAGTTTTATCTAATGATTCATCAAACCCTCTCTCTAATTCATTCAACTGTTTAAGCTTAGCTTCTTTAAGTGCGTCACTATCTCCAGGATTGATACCAGCTTTTGTTTGCTCTGCACCCTGAATATTAGCAGTGCCCAGAAACTCATTAATCCGCATCAACCGCTTTAGAATCTGTTCCTTCCTTTTTTCGGTAGTAGATTCTTTTTTTAATTCTCTTTCTAATTCACCTTTTTCTTGTAAATATAATTGTTTTGGACCTGATGTCATTAGATTAATATATGATAAAGTTATTTATTATGTAGTTGATGGAGATACAACTACAGAACCTTTCTGTAATTTAACATCTTGGATAATACGATTCCCTTCTGCATCTCTCTGGTTATCTGAAACAATAGTTCCTGCCTCAGGAGAAGGCATATACAACTGTTGATATTTTTCACCACTTCTTGTTGTATCTAATTGCTGCCTAGTAGTTAATTTAGTTGATGCCTTATCATTAGAATCAGGAACTGCTGGACCATTTGGTTTTGATCCACCTTGAGTTTGATATGACTGTGCAGTCATTTGACTATTATATCTACTAACTCTTTTAAAATATGTACTTCCATCAGTAGATTGTGTAAGATCAAAATGAGTTAGATTATTACCCAAGACATGAGTTATGACAGGTACTTGTTCTGATTCATCCATAAAAAATCCAATGACCCATTCACCACCCCATACACCTAATGATCCACCATTTCTATTACCTTGTGAAGTTGGTTTTGCAACAATTGCCCAAGGTAAATTATCATCAGTTACAGTTGCATCTTTAGGATGCTTTCCTGGTATTCTTACTTTAACACGATCACCATGAGCATCTTTCCAAGTTGCTCCTTTTACAAATTCATTTTGATCTGGAGCTACTTGTCCTATGAACCAACTATATTCTTTTGTAGCATATCCTAAATTATTTTTCATATTCTTTTAAAGAAAATTCCCTCCACTAGATTTTGGAACGATAATACCATTAAAATTTACTGTTCCACCCTTAGTACTACGAGTAGTATTTTTATTATATAGTCCATAAGTATCACGAATTAGAGTCAAAGAAGTATATGATCTCAATCTATCAAATGAATGGCATAGATTAAGAATTAAATAATTTCCACTTTGTACAGGATCAGCTGATCCTTGTACTTTACTATCAGATGACATAATTTCAAAATGACACTTAATAACATCACCTGCTTTCAAATTAAGATTACAAGGAACTAATAGACTCACCACTTGTGTGAATAATGAATTATATCTCATTGTAGATTGTGCTTGCCAATCTTTTGCTCCAGTAGTCTCTTCACCTGAAGGAGTTTGGTTAAGAGTACCAACATCTAAGATGTCATAATGTGTTCTAGTGAAACTTTTTATATTTGGTTTCTCTGCAGATTTTCCTAATTGAGTATCTAATTTAATAGTTTTGGAACCACCTTGAGTTGCAATTATACCGTCTCCACCATCAAGCTTACAAATTATCTCTTCTTCTTCAAATGTTTTTGGATTAAAGAAAATAGTACGATTCTCATAGATACCAGATTTTAAAGAATTGATTAAATTCTGATTCTTTACAATAGAAAAAGATTGTATTTTATAATCATTAGCATCATTCTTAAGATTAGCTTTCAATACATCTGATTTATAGTATGTTGCAACAGGACCTTGTGAAATTAAATCATCAATTGATCTGAAATTAAATCCTTCTTTAGTTTCATAAAAGAAAAATCCAGGATTACCTTTCTCTGGCATAGATTTTGATGCTAATGAACATAATACATCAAAAACAGAACTACTATTACCAGTAAAACTATAAGAATTTGCAGTTGAATCTATTTGTATGTTATCAGTTTCTAAAAACTGACTTATTAATGCTCTAACATTATCACTAATTTTACCATCATATTTTCTATAGACAGTTGATTCTTGATTAGAAATTGCACCTTTAGATACTAGATCAAGAATAACTGATTCACGTTGTGATTCTTGATCCAAATTAACAGATCCATTTACATAAAGTGGATTATTAATAAAATCTAATTTTCCTAATTTAGATTCAATTTTAAAACCTAATTCTTCTCCTCCTGTTATTGGTAAGGCATTGTAAATAGATCCAGATCTTTCTTGCTTATCATACTCTCTCTTATATTTCATAGACATACCAGTATCTTCAAATACTAAGTTTGCCGTAATATTGGGTGATAATAAACTCTCATAATAATTTAAATTCAATCCTTTACCATCTAGACGTTGAACATGTCCATCCTTACCAGTAATAGTAAGTGGATTAATCTTTGCTGCTAATGATGCACTTGCATTTGACATTTATCTATACCCCCATAATGCTGAAACTTTGTGACTTGATACTGAAATATTTCTATTAGAAACAGGAGTAGGTACTATAATTGGCATTGGTTCAGAAACTGTTTTAACAGCAAATAATACTACAGTATCTCTATCATTAGATTCTAATTGAGTTTCTAAAACCGAAGATATATTCTCTTTATTTACAGAACTAATATTTAATTTAGAAGATTCTACATTCTTCCAGTTAATAGATCTAGTGACAGGTTTAGAATCATCTTCCTGATTACCAGATCCCCAGAATTTCCACCAAGAAGATTTTTCTGCATTTTTATCATCTTGCATTGCAGTACTGAATGTCTTTATCATATTCTTATCAGAATCAATACTAATATTTTTCATCTTATCTACAGAAATTCTAAAATCTACGAATCCAGTATTTGCTAATCTTTGTTTTCTAGTACCAGATTTTGTAGCAGATTTATCTTTATTAGTTTTTGGTTTTACTTTCCCACCACTAGAAAATTTGTCTGGAGTCTCATTCTTATTCTTAGGTGTTATATTTGGTGTTTTATTATTATCTTCAGTCTCATCTGAGAAAAACTTAGATAATGAAAGTTTATCTAATTCTTCTACATCTTTTTCTAAATCATCTCCATCCCTATCAAAATCATCACTGAGTTTTATTAAATTTTCTTCAAGTTCTTTATTCTTTTGTTCTGATGAAAACGGACTTGTTAAAAGATTTCCTAATGATGCTATCAAATTAACAAATCCACCTAAAACACCAGTAACTGTTTTCATAAAAGTACTATTAAAGAATGAACTTATTGCTCTCATTGCATCTGGAACAAATCCAATTAACAATCCTGTAAGAACTAATCCCGCAAATTCAAGTATTTTACCAAATATATTTGATGCAGGTGACATAACGGCATTCGTTATATTTCTGAATCCCATACCAATACCAAGATTTTTTTTCTCAACATTAGATTCTTTTTTCCTTATATTTTTATTTTTCTCATTTTGAGATAATAAACCTGTTTTTTGTATCTTTAATTTTCGTAATTTCTTATTTGAATCAATAAGATGACTCTTAATATTAGTTACATTTAACTTAAGTTTTTTTATTTGACTTTCCATATCTTACACGTATATCCCATATATGTTTGGTGTTACCTGCATCCATTCATTAGATACATTTGCTGCAGGAATGATAGGAGTATCAGTTGCAGTATTTGAAGGCATGGGTATATTTACTGATTTTTTTTCTTTACCCAAATCTAATGGTATTACTGATATATTACCTTCTCTTTTAATAGTATTGACTTTAGGTTCTTTTTTATTAGAAACTTTAGAAAGTAAATGATTGTGTTTAACTTTTTTAGTAAAATTACTTAAGATTTTATCTCTCTTCTTAACTAATTCTAAAAGATTTCTAGATGCTTCAGAAAAATCCATCCACAATCTACCACCTCTATCATTAATATCTGTGAGAACAGGTCTAAAAAAACTAGAAAAAGGATTTTGAACCATATATTCACCAGTAGAAGCTCTTATTATTTGATCATCTGCTTTTGATCCCCCATGACCACCAATTGTTCCACCACCACTAAATCCTTCTTTTTCATTTTTATTGAAAAATAATTTACTGATAATTTCTGGTGTTAATATACCACCTATTACTCCACCAATAACAGTTCCTGCTCCTGGGAAAATTGCCGTTCCAATACTAGCACCCAGAGCCATACCAGCCATTGAACTACCACCTCTAGCAAGTGATTCACCTAGACCTTTTCCTTCTGCTAAACTAAATCCAGTTTCTACTATACCGCCTAATATTGGAACATTTCTAAAAGCAGACCTTAATCCTGTCTTAAGAGTTTGTTTAGCACCTTGCTTAACAGCTTGTCTGCCAAATAATGAAATAGCTCCACGTTTTAGAATACTCTGAAGTCCTTTTTTCGGTACTCTTCTAACAATATTAATTAATGTTCTTAATACACCACCTACAACTCTACCAACTCTCCATAGTCTTCTTCCCCATTTAACAATCTTATATACTAAAACTCCACCAATTAGTATTGGAAGTACTTTAAAAGTGAAATTAAATATTCCCTCCATTTTCTTCACATTTTTAGGATCTTCCAACCATTTAATTGCTGATTGAGCAATAAGATTAGTTAAAATAAGTCCAAAGAATTCTCTAATCTTACCAAATACACTTGTTACTGGTGCAGTAAGTTTATTGAAAATTCCTGTACCCTTCTTACCAATTTTTCTTGATCCTTCAATTGCTGCTTCTTTTGCATCCCTTTTTCTCTTTGCTTCAGTATCTCTTATTAATTTAATATCTTTCTTTTCTTGAGTAATACGTTGTGAAAAATCTAATGCTAGTGCATTACCAATATCTTCAAGAATTTTATTAGTTTCTATTAATTGTTCATCTTCATTAGCATGTCTATTCTGATGATGCTTAAGAATATTCTTAAGTATTGTAATTTTCTTTGAATTATTCTGAACTGCCGAAGCAACTATATCTCCACCACCACTTTTAATAATAGCATTATTTGTACGAACAATAGATCCTCCATCACCATCACCACCACCAAAAAATGTCTTCACATTGATGGGAGTTACTTTCAGTTTTACATTTGAAGGTATGACTTCAGGATTAATTGCCACGTTGTTGTTGCTTTAAGTTTTCTTCTTCAATATACTGTTCCAGTAAAGAAACATATACATCCTTTTCCCAAGGAATCATATTCTCTAGTTCTGTTAATGAATATTTATGATGTTGCATCAAAGCAAAATTAATCTTATAGTATGACTCAAGATCAGTATGAGCCATACTTAGCTGAAAAAAGCTGCTAGACCCTCCAGCACGACCTCCGATTCTACTTCCGTTTTTGGATTCTTTACCTTAACTTTATGGGTGAGTTTAGGCATTGTAGTAAAGAAATTTTCAACTTCTTTAAATTGCTTTGTATTTAATTGTTCAATAAATTCTTCAAGTTCCTTTTGTGTAGAATCAGCAGCACTCCAACTTTCTTCTTCATTGTATATTATATCAATACATGATGTAATCATTTTCAATGATTGATCCACATTACTTTGTTCAGTAACTTCAAAATTACTTTCAACAAACTGATTCAAAGAAGGATACTTAAGTTTCATTGAAATAGTATCATCTACTTTAATAATATTACTATGGGTCTTATCTTTTGAAACTTTAATAGAATCAATATCAATATCCATTTGGACTGATGTTTCCCCATCATCAGGACATGTTACATTCACTTCAACAGTTTCACCTACAGACTTGGCACGAATATTCAAAAACAAATATTCAATATCAAAAGTTGATAATTTTTCAACCTTAACACCTCTACTCAAAATACACTCTGTCAAAATTTGAACTACCGCATTAGTAATCTGTTTCATATCTTCAGATTCTAGTGCCATAATTAATATCTTCTCTTCTTTTACTAAAAAAGGACGATATTTAATTTTTTTTCCATTAGATGGCAATACCAACTCATATGTTGGAGTAGAAATTTTTGGTAAAGGCATAATATGCTAATAACAAGTCGTATATTTATATAGTAGGGTTATCTAGATCATTTTTCGTAGAACATCACCCATGACGTAACGATCAAAGTTAAAACTAACAGTTACTTTTAAAATATCAGCAGGACCATATGATATTGGAATAGGAGTAACTGTCTTAGGGAATGCATTAATGAACTTATATGTTACTGCACTAGTTCTTACACTTTTATCAAATTTAGTAACATACAATGTATCTGTCTTATATCTATTAGGATATTTAAATCTTCTGAATGTATTTCTTCTAGTATCTTGCTGACCACCAGAAATATAATCCATCCATCCATCTAAAATTTTTAATGCATTATAATCCTCATCAACATAAAATGTGAAATCAATATCATTATAAATTCGAGTATGAGCAAATTCTTGCGGCACTCCCATATAATTATCCTTTACTTCTCCTGTTGCAAAAGAACTGGTAGGTAATGAGGTGTCACTACAAAGAAGATTAAATTGTTTTTTGAAATCCCTATAATCAGTAAATGTAGCATTTAAATATGTCTGCACATCTGGAGGAAGATCAAGAGTAATATTATATTGATTATTTTGTGATAATTTACCAAAATAGTCCTTCCCTTCGGACATGGTAATTTTATCAACTATAGATGCTCCCATTCTAAATACTTTACGATTGCTTATATTATTAGTTATTTAGATGGCTTATAAAGGTAAATATCGACCATCCCGTCCTAAGAAATATAGAGGAGATCCTACAAATATAATTTATAGATCTTTATGGGAACTAAAATTTATGAAATATTGTGATTCTAATAGCAATGTATTAGAATGGGGAAGTGAAGAAGTGATAGTTCCATACCGTTCACCTATTGATAATAGATACCATAGATATTTTCCAGATTTCTATATTAAAGTCAGAGAAAGTACAGGAAAAATTAAAAGAATGATAATTGAAATAAAACCTCAAAAGCAGTGTATAGAACCAAAAGTTCAAAAAAGAAAAACAAGATCGTATGTATATCAAGTCTGTGAATATGCTAAGAACCAGGCGAAATGGGAAGCAGCAAAAGAATTCTGTGAAGATAGAAAATGGGAATTTAAAGTGCTCACAGAGAATGAATTAGGTATCAAATAATGAGTCGTATTAAATCTGTAAGAGAGAATTTAATAGGAACTGAGGATGCTGATGACCTAATGTTAGAACTAATGGATGTTCTAGGAGGTACTGTAACACCAGTTCCAGATGTAGGAAATTTTTATATATTTGTATATAATCCTAAAACTCCTGGTATTCGTTATGATCAAAATCCATTAGTAGCAGTCACAGATATTTTTCAATGGGGATTCCGTGGTATCAATTTTCACTGGGGTGAAACT